AAAGTATTAGTACAAGTCCTATGATTGCTGCGTATCCAATTATTTCCATTATGCATTCCGATGGTATGCGTCGTTAGGGTTGGCCAGCATGCTGGCAATAAGGCCGTCAACTGTGGGGAACCACTGGATGACTTTGAGCCCGTCTGCTTGGTAGATGGTGAAGCTCATTGTTTCACACAAATAAATTTAGCGGTGTACGTGTTGTTATTTGCCATGTTAACAAACGCTTTTCCTGCGGCTACGCAGTTTTGCTCATTACCAAATTGAGCATGATTAACCGATGCTGTTCTACCGTCCATGATGCCAACATAGTAAACAAAAGTAATTAAAAGCCACATACCCTATTCTCCTATTCCGTGGGCGCGTCTTTTAATCATCTCATCAGCCATTGTGTACGCTCGGTCGGCTATTTGTTCATAACCCCAAAAGCCGGACGATCTGGTCTTTGAATTTTCGGGGCTCCAATTTGTTATGTCTGCCTCCATGGCCTTAGCGGCAAAGTAGTCACGTAGGTCCATACCCTCATCATTTGGAGCTTGTCCATGTTGTTGTACCCAATTTACTGTTGGAAACGCTTTCATACTATTCTCCTATTCCGTGGGCGCGTTCGATGGCGCGGGCAAACTCATATAGCTTCTTCATGTCGTCTTTCCAGCCTCGAGCATACTGATTCCAAAGATTACCAATATCATTATCTGTCAACGGGGTACGTTGCGCATCTTGCCGGTCTTGTGTGGTGAAGGTGGTCATTGCTTGGCCTTAATGTTTTCTTCAATCTGTTTAATTAACTTATCTGCCAGTGGGTTAGGCTTTTTAAATATTGCATCCCAGTTGCTGTCAAACTTTTCTTTGTCCTGAATTGGGCGTGGTGTATCGCCCTTACCGCCGTCTCTCATGTTATCTCCTAAAATAACTAATTGGTTTTTTAATGCCATACACCCTACGAATCTTTCTCATACTGATAGTGCCAAATACCCTATTACGCCAGCCTTGATGCGCACGTCTTGCCTTTTGCATTTTGGTGCGTTTAAACTGTTGCTTTGGTTTAGCATAATATTCAGTAATCAAGCGCCGACGCCCAACACCGCCAAAAACGATGTTAAACAATTTGCGCTTGATAGTGCGTGGAAACCTAAACTTTTTCAGAATATTTCCTCTTCAAAATTACTGATTGAGTCCACATACTTCTGTGCCTTTTCATTTAGCTTAACTCCACGATACACATGAATGCGATTACCGTCAACTCTTTTGCTATCCGATATGATTCTATGCTCTTGGATTGCTGCTAAGAAACGACGTTTAAACGCAAGCTCTGTGCCTGGTGGTATGCTCTTCTTAAGCGCCCAGTGTTTGTAGCATGAGAACACATGGTCTTTATTTACCTCAGCTTCAGGGTCAATCTCTAAAGCATCTTCAACAAACGAACCAATAGGGTTGCCAAGTTCTGACATAAGGTCAAGAAGTTCACGACCAGAGTGGGGTTGGATAAAGTGACCACCACGATCTTTACGGCGCTTCAATCCTTCCATAGACCAGTTAAAGATACCTGACAATTCAGCACGTAGCTTTGTAGATAAGTTGGTGTCCTCGTTGTCATAGAACGAACGGGTCATCTTTAGCACCACCATACGACCAGTTAACGCATTAGAGTTCTCTGTTAGTTGAAGAACCTCATTACTGTAAATAACAATGCGAGTAGGCAGATAGCCATTCCAAGACTCTTTGTTTTTCCGGTTGACAGTAACGGTATCACCGCCCACAATACGAAGGAGCTGAGATACAACAGCAGATCGGTTGCGCTCAGGTGCTCTTGCATCAGTAAAAGAAGCGAGGAGCTTACCCAGCCAAGGCTGCAGACCAAATGTATCACAGAGTTCCTCCAATTGTGGTGCTACGGTGTTGTGTTGACCCAATAAGTCTACTAACACCTTATTGATAGTTCCCTTGCCGGAGCGACGGGGGCCGATAATGTTAAAGAATTTCTGTTGGTTGGTCTCACCAGACAGGATATAACCAAACATCTCTTGCAGTGTGTCAATAGACTCTTGGTCATCACCCCATACTGATTCTAAGAATGCTAACCACTGTGGGCACTGCGCAGTCTCATCATACGCAAAGGGCAAAGAGTTCTGTGTAAAGAACCCCAGCGAATGCGGTAACACCACGTTGTCCTGTAAGTCAAAGATGCCGTTCTTAAGTGATACTAGGTGCGCTGCGTGTGGTTTGTTCACTGCATAAGAAGATAACCAAATTGGTGGCTTGGTGTTAGCGTGGTTCTCAAGGTGAATGATAGATTTCACTGCATCTAGTGCTGCGGATACAGATGCTGGTGATGGGTTGAACGGAGTTAGTTCACCCTTCTTACCTGCTTTCTTGCACTTATCCAATAAGGCATACAGTTTTGACCTTACGGTGGCTTCTTCAATTACCTCATAGTGTGTGCCCATGTAAAGGTAAAAGTCCTGTGCGTAATGCACAAGGCGGTAGCCTTCTTCACTGGCATACTGTGTATCTAAGAAAATGCGAGCATGGTTCATAGCCCCCTGATCTAGGATAATCTCGCCCCTAGCGAGGGCTTCTTCTCGCTTTTTGTGGTTTACCTTAAAGATAAGTGAGCGCAAGGTTGCGCCTGAACCTTTAAATGTTTTCCACTTGTTGTGACAGGAGTTCATGCCTGTCTGCGAATACTTTTGGGTGTTGCCGTCGTTATAAGACCAACGATCCCACAAATCTAAGGCTTCATGGTCATCTTTACCAAACTGATGGTGTAGTGCCATGCCTACTAAGAGCCAATCTGAATACCCACCATCGGGATCAAGGTTGGGCAGTAGCTCTGTCTCTACCCTAGATAGGTCATACTCCGGTACTGGGGGTGTGTAATCCTCAAACGAGTCACCTGTCTTGTAAGACTCCCTCTCAGGAATAATGGAAGCTATGTCCTGTGTTTCTTGTGGTATGGTGCCAGAGATGTAGTGTCCCGTTACGGTAAAGTATCTACCTTTGGGATATATCTCTAATCCTTTAGCGTGGTCAACATGGGCAGATTTAAGGTCAGCCCTTGTGAATATCTTTACGCCAGTCCCAGATGGGGATACTTCCATGTAACCCTGAACGGAGTCTGCAATTTGCTGCAGTGCAGCATTATTGAAACGCTGGGCGGTGGCATCATAGCAATCATCTAAATCCACCCCAATCAGGTTGTCTTCATCTGAGAACACAAAACCCACACCAGCAAAGCGGGTTGGGTCGGCTTCATAGGCAGCTTGGACAGTTAGGAAGTCAGCCCATGTGTCTGGGTCGGTAGATGAAGCAGATAGACCATTGGTCTGGGTTGGTAGTTTACTCCAACGGGGTGGTTCTCCCACCTCAACAAGGCGCCAGAGAACCCAACGAGGGATACGCTTTAGTTCCATCGGTATGGAGGAAAAGTTTACGGGCAATATTTGTGGTTTCATATCATTTCCTTTCATACCCATATACTAATGCAAAAACTGCCCTTTTGTCATTTCACATTATGAAATAGTGCTTTAATATAACTAAAGTGTATAAAGGGTAGACTTCTATATAACCAAAAGTTATAGAAAGACAGGGTATCCATAGAAGTCAGGGTTACTTTACTTATTTCTTTATTTTTATTTTTTCAATGTGAAAAATATGAAAAAGAGTAAAGTAAGGGTGGATACCCTGTCTTCCCTGTCTCCGTTTCACAATGTGAAATGCTATTTAGGTATACGGTAGCCTTTTTGCTCAATAAGGCGGTATGCCCATTCTCTGAACTTAATGCGGTGTTCGGAGTCTTGAGGATCGTTAGGATCCCACTCTGCGTCAATAATATGTTTGCCTTCCTTATCATTGAACTCAATACGGGTCATATTGCCGTCTTTGTCATATACATCTACGGGGATAGCTATCCCTAATTTAATGATTTCGCCCATCTTAATCCTCTTTTAGTTTGGAAAATGTGTCTTTAACCCCATGCTCTTGGTCTTCCCAACTGTCAGACTGACCATAGTCACCCCGAATAGCACTCATTCGTTCCGCCTTACGGAAGGGTGGCTCGACTGCAAGCCAAGCATCAAAAGAATCTAGGTATTCTTGATATAGGGGGTTGGGTTCAAATAAGGGGTGGTTTAAACCCGCTACATCTACTGTTTGAACAATTTGGGATTTGGGGACATGACCTTGTTTTGCTACTCTGTTATACCCCATTCTGTTTCTAGCCCGAATAAATCGGTCATACGCTAACTGTTGCTCTTTCGTTAATTCAATCATCATTTCCTTCGTCTAGGTGTTTTTGCTGGTTCACTACATCTAACGAGATAGGTTCTCGCTTTATGTATCCTTTTAATTGGTGGATTCGTGACTCAGGCAATTCCATTACCTTAGACAATTCCGAAATTCTTGGTTTTCGGTTTAGTATTTGGGTTAAACCCTTTTCTGCTATGCTTAACTTTTTGATGTCTTGCATTATGTTTACGGGCAATCTAATGAGATTGGCAGTATTATTCAACTCCCTACGCACCCCTCTTTCAATGAAGGGTTTTGCGTAGGTTGCGAATGATGAATTGTTTGTGGGTGTCCAACTTCGCCCCGCCATAAACAGGGCTTCGTTTCCCATAGCTACAATGTCCATCTGAGGGACTTTGCTATGTTGCCAAGCAGACGATTTTGTCACTACATGGATTACGAATCTTAGGTTGTGTCTTACGAGGGCTTCTAAGGCTTCGTCATCACCATCAGCTATTTTCTTGGCTAATGCGTGTTCTTCATCTATGCTTAATTGTCTTATGTCTTGGGCTAGTAAACCTTGTAAGTATTGATCTATGTATTCTTTATCACTCATTATGCTTGTGTGTCATTATATAAATGCCTAGTAGTAAACACCCTAAAAGTGGTAGGGTTATACTATTGTAATACATTTCATATAGTGAAATCAAGCTAATTATGCCACCTAGAATCATATTAAGGCTTCTCCAAGTCGTTTAAACACAACACTAAATGTAAATTTTTTTGGCTTTCGCTTGGGTTTTGGCGGTTCTTTCCACACCAACTCCCCAAAATCATCATACTTATTCAATGACATAGAACACCTGATCGCTTACCTTCTGCCCTATGCCATCAATCTGCTCACCATTGGAGATAATCTGCAAGATGGCTACCTTATCCAAAATCCACTTGGGGACTTCGGCTTTGTTTAAACACTTTGTAGTAATAAAATTTTTTACGGCTTTGGCTAGGGTGAAATCAGATAACTCTATCTCGTCATTGTCTAATAGTTTGACCCGCCAAATCTGCTCTAGCGGGGTGCATAGGTCATTAGCTATCATCATCATATAAGACAAGGGGTCTATTGCCGACTGCTTGCCAACACTATTTAGCACCAATTCGTCAATCCTTTGCATTGTTATAATACTTGGTTTACGCATTGTTTAAACACCTCTCATTATATCAGCAACTTCTTTGGTTATTTCTACATATTCATTGGTTGAAGCATTTACCATTCGTCTGTGTTTATAACTCCACATTTCAAATGATCGTGGGGGTTGTTCGTTAAAATCTAGCCAATTAGGTAGATCAGCAACACCCACATCATTCGTAGTCTTGTTCATTAGATATCGGTATCTGCTTTGCATTTTACTTATTAGGTAGCGGTATTCACTTCTCGACATTGTTTAAACATCTCTCATTATATCAGCTACTTCTTTGGTGACAGGGGTAGTCACCAATGTTGTGGTGATACCCCTATGACCTAAGTTTAGCCAATAAACATCAAAACTGCGGTTCTCTTTGGGGTCACCGAATCTTAACCATTCAGGTATATCAGCGACCCCTATCGACCCATTTTTATGCAATAGGTATTGTTTCAAACCATGACCCAATAAACATT